GTCCGCCAGCCACGCGGTAAAACACTTCACGGTCATTTGCGAGGAGGTTAGCCATCTCAACCGTGAGTTTGGGGTGGCCATCTTCGTCGAAATCAGGCAGATTCTCATAGCACTGCAGATCGACTCCGTACATCTTCGCAACGGCGGTTAGGTATTCGCTGATACCAGGGGTTTTCGAATCGGTCGTCCAGTAGCCAAGGAGCTTGTGCTTGTACTTCTCCACGTCGAGATTGCGCGCGACGGAGAGCTTGCGGAGTGCCTTGAGAACATCCGCGTACGAAGCCAGCGATTCCAATGGTTTTGGATAGTGCCGCCCGAGGAAGAAAGTGCCGTCCTCAGGGCGGGAAAACGCAACTTTGAGCTTCATCCCGATCGACTTCGTGAAGAAAGTCGCGGCAGCGTTCCAGTCATCGTCTGAGATGTTAGGAAGATGAGGCCCGACGCCGTCGTCGCCGAATTTCGGTCCGATGACAGCGTACGGAATGCTGTACATATCGACGTCCTTGTCCTTGAACATGAAATCCCCCCAATAGAGGTGAACAAGGGAACCCTTCTCCGCGTATTTCTTGAGTGCTTTGCGGACCGTGTTCTTCTTGACTGTCGATAAGTCCAGTTCATTGTCGTCGCGCGACCGATGGACATGGATCGCAATTGCAAGGCACGTAGACACATACTCAATGAATGCGGAAATGACGGTGTTCAACTCCGTGGTGACACCTGAACCGCTGTTGTTCTTGAAGCCAGTTTTGGTAGGCTTTCCATTGAGCATAGTCGTGAAATCCACATTCGACGCGAGTATTTGCTTGACCTCCTCGTAGTCGGATTTGTGGACAAACGCCAGGACAAACTCGACGAACCATGAATAGATGCATTCACTGATCGTCTCATCCATCTTGGAGTAATCCGTGTCGTGCAGACCACTAACATTGCCACCTTTGTCCGTGTTCGCTGCGTGCATCGCTATCTCAGTGAGTCTGCGAATGGACATAGCGATATCGTGCGGTGAATTGCCAGGTTGGTAGAAACTGCAGTTCTTGAGTATTTCCTTGATAAGGAGGCCAACACGTCCCGTTTGTATGGCCATTTCCTCAGTGTACTGCGTGATTCCACGGGGCGCTGCGCTCGCTTTCGGACCAGCCTCATGCTTGAGAAAGGTCTTCGGCATTGCCTCGCGAGCGTCAAGTTCGTTGTTACGCTTCAAACGCGCGGCCTGCAATGCGTGAGTACGTCGTTCGTACATGATCTCACGACTCATCATTGTGGCCGATCCCAAAGAGATGCCGGTTTCTCCTGAGACCTGATGAATGAAGGCAGGCAAAAGCAGCGACACGATGTCCTTGATGTTGTCCACAGGATCGATCTTGTTGCTGAACTCCTCCATACGCTTCTTCTTGTACGCGTCGTGCGCAGCATCGGACTTCGTGTCCGGCACGCCCGGTCCGTCGCCAGCAACGTTCGGCGCTGCATTGACGGCGGTTCCTTCCTCGACCACCACCTCGCCAGCGAGTGACCCTGCCACGCTGGTGTACATGATGTTTGGACGAGGGCGATACTCGATTGGAATCCCGAAGAACGCCACTAAAAGCGGCTCGAGTCCTCCGGGGCGCCAGATGACATGCATCTGCATGGTGCGCTTGACCTCTCCGACGCCATACCCCTTCGGGCGGTTCTTCCCCATGAGGTTGAACACGTGGAATTGGTTCTCGGTCAGTTCCATCGAGGTGTCCGCACCCTGGTCGTAAGCATACTTGATGCTGTACGTCGGGGATGCAGTTTCACCGAACAAGCCAAACAGGAACGTATCCTGCTTCGACTTTGAATCACCCCTAACCACGACGACGTTGCTTGCCTTGCAAAGCGGGACGCCATCGAACGGAGTGCCTTGGGCTACGTTGTGCATCATGTCGCAAACTGACTTCGAAAGGCTCGTCGTCGAGTTGCGCGCCAACCAAACCCATTTGTGATGCGATCTGGGTTGGTATTGAATGCAGACGTTATACGTCGTGAACGCAGCTTTGCCAAGATGGTCGATGTAAATGAAATCGTTTGCCGCGTAGTCCCATGGGCGTTGAGTATGACAAGTCTGCCCATTCACGGTCGAGACGCGCTCGGTGACTACCACCTCGCCATCCTTCGTTACCGTGTAGTACCACGTGGAATCAGTACCAACACCCGCAAGTTTCGTGTATTCGGGCGTGATAATCACCAAATTCTCCCCAGCGTAATTACTAAAATCATTGATATACACGTCCTGATCGACGAACGTATATACCATGCCGG